CAATCTCGTAAGCCTGATCTAAAAAGTGCGTGCGGGGTATGTAGCCCACAACGTGCATCCGGTCAGGCGCTTGCTGGCACACCAGAATAGAGCAATCAGCCTTGAATGCCTCGCGCTTCTTAAACAGCAGCCGCCCGGTGGTGTAGAACGTGGCTTTCACATCTACAGAAATATTATCCAGCCATACGTCTCGGCCATCATCTACGCCTATGGCGTGGATGTGGTCGAGATCAAACACCTTCGACACGGCAAGCTCTGCCTTTACGCCCAGCAAATCCAAGTCAGCGTCAGACCTGCCCTTATCCCGGCGCTGATTAGCAACGCCAGAAGCGCGGGCCAATTGCCAGCGCATTGCGGCGGCCTGATTGCATTGCGCAACCTCTTTTTGCGTTAGACTTACAAGCATGGCGTGTCCTATCTAAAATGGTGGTTCTTGATCCGGGTGTGCCGGAACCCAACCCACGACAGGTTCCGGCACACTATTGGTTTGAGCATCCCGCAACGCTACAACGGGGCCGAACATCTGGAGAAGGAATGTCGGCAAATGCTCAGACCAAATCACTTGCGAGCCTTCGCAGCGGCTCGCGCAAGAAACTCGTCAGCGGCTTGCGCTGCGCGCTCATCGTCGCGCATGTCATGCTCCAGCATGACGTTTAAAACACCCTCGCAAATATCAACGCGGGTCTCATGGCCAAGCCCAAACGCCTCGAACATCGTGCATATAACAGAGCCTAAATGGCCGTTCTTCATTTTATCAGGCAAGGCCATCAAAAAATCTTGCGTGGCTTGCGCAATTTGCTCCTCACGTTCATTCATAACCCTTGCTCCTCTTTCTCCAGCACAATGGAAATAATTGAGCGGTGAATGCCTGTGTCGCCATCCAAATCAAGCCCATCCTTCACAAGCGCATGATGTATCTTGCGCCGGGCAGAAACAGATGCGCGGCTCAATCGTGTTTTCTGCGGGTGTGACCAGCTCCAAAACTGAGCCACACCCATATAATCCGGCGATCCAATAAACTCGCGGTCAATCTCTGTGAGCTTGCACAAAGCGTTAAACGTCACGTCAGGCAATCCAACCTTAATGCTCATCGACTTCGCCCTCCCATGTGATGCCATGCTCGGCAAAGCGTTCCATTTGGTATTTGTTGGGCTTGGTGCGCTCAAAGTTATGGATAATGGAACAAAGGTGGCCAAAGCGCTTCATATTAGCGATTGATAAATCTTCCCCATTCTCGCTTAAATCATCCTGAATGGCTAAGGCCAATTCAGCGCACAACTTTCCAATCTGGCGCTTGTCATCGTTTTCTGACTTGTCCCAGCAATTCTCTTCAACCAAGATATGATTTGCGACTATAACTTGACCGAAATGATCCACGGAAAACAAATTGTTTAAATCTTTTTGCGATTTTGCGTGCTTTAAGGCATAGCGTGACTCGTCAATGCACATTGCCGCCCAACACAATTCGTGCAGGCTTTCGGCCTCAAGGTCAGTGAAATGTGAAGCAACATCTGCGCGGTCAAGCATATCTTGCTTGATGCCTTCCCAGCGGGCAATGTCTTCTGCGGTGGGTTTGGTTTCGTTTGTCATTTTAAGCTCCATGTTTGTGTTGTGCCACCAGTATTTGCATATAAAAAACACATGCGCAAGTATATTTTTCACTGGCTCCCTATATTTTAAACATATATAAAGAAAACAGACACAAAAGGAGTTAAAACCATGTCGGATAAGAAGCGCCTAATCAACTTTGCAGAAGAATATGACCGCATAATTACAGAAGCCGCGCGCAGGTCCGGGCTATCCTTTAGCGCGTTCTGCCGGAGCGCAGCACTGGAAAAGGCTGCAACAATCGTGGAGCATATACAGCAGCCGAGGGCAGATTGATGCTTATCTACGGATGCGATCCGGGGTTTACAGGGGCAGTCGCGTTGTACTGGACCGATACAGGCAAGCTGGAGGTGCATGACATGCCAACGGTCAAAAACACCAAAGGCAAAACGGTCATAAACTGCCCGGCATTGCTGGACGTGCTACAGAACGAAAGCGGCGAGCGTTGCCTTGCCGTCATCGAGCAAGTGGCCGCAATGCGCGGGCAAGGCGTGTCCAGCATGTTTCGCTTTGGCGAAGGGTATGGAATGCTGCAAATGGGATGCGCCGCAAACAAGCTGCCCGTGCAATTCGTAACGCCTGCAAAGTGGAAAGGCTATTTCGGATTGAGCCGGGATAAAGGCGTGTCGCGCGGTCTTGCAATGCAGCGTTTTCCAGATAACGCCAGCGACTTTGGCAGGGCGAAGGATGATGGAAGGGCAGAAGCGGCCTTGCTTTGCCTTTACGCGGCAGAAAATATGGCTTGAGCGGTTTGGGGTGGGTGTATTAAATGTGTATTAATTGTTGAGCCATATAAACAAGGGGTTTGGCGGTGTGTTTAGTACAATTAATACGCTTTTAATACAGTATTAATACAAGTGGTGTTTTTGTATTATTTGTATGAATTACCTTTAGGTATTCATACAAATAATACACACAAAAAACGTGAGGTTTAATATATGGGATATGATTGGGCTAAGTGGGTCAGACATAAGATTGAGAAGGGCGAGGCGATTGTCCGTCCTGCTGGCTATCATAAAGGGGTGGAGCGGTTGCAGGGGTTTAAATCAAGGCTTGACGCGTGCCGGGATTTAGAAGAGCTAGAGGGCTTCGCTAATCGGCGCAGGTTTGATCCAACATTGCCGCGATGGAACGCAACCGAGCGGGATGCAATCCTGCGGCGCAAATTTGAAATGGAGAATGGGAATGGGTGAGAATATAAGAAGCGCCGTCTTAAAGGAGGCCAGCGAATTGATAAACGGCCAGCGGCAATCAGACTATGGAACGCCGCAAGAAAATTTCGGTTGCATTGCGCAGATGTGGTCGGCTTATCTCGGGCCGGAGGTGAGCATCACCGCTGGCGATGTATGCCGCATGATGGCGCTTCTCAAGGTGGCACGGCTTAGGAATGGACCACATCACGACAGCGGCGTTGACGGCGCGGGATACATGGCGCTCGGCGCAGAGATGGACCAAACCACATAAACTTGCGCTTTGGGCTTGTGTGTGGCTATAAATGCGCAAGGCGCGTCGTTCCTCCCAAGGCCGCGCCTAAACTGGCCCGGCGCTTGTCCCAATCCATGCGTCGGGCATATTTAAAGGGCCGGGCCTATGTCGTACCAGATAGACTTTCGCGTGTTGCTGACTTGCGTGGATGATGACGCGGCAGAGATTGAGACCGGGCTTTTGGTGGACTATTGCGAAGAGCGGTTGAACGAGACAAGCCCGGCGCGCTTAATGCAGGCGCTGGGTGAGGTTCTCATGGAGCTGCACGAAAGCGATTTAATCAACACGGGTGAGACCCTGCATTGAAAAAGCCCGGCGCGATGGCCGGGCGTTTTGTTGCGTTGTGTTTAGGTTTAGGATTGCAGGTCAACCATTACATTGCGCAATGCCGTGTCGATATGCGTGTCATTCATGTAGCCATATAAATTGTCACATATCCAAGCGGAAAGGCCAGCATAATAAATCCAATCATGCCGCAAGCGTTTTTCAACGTCTTTAGCCTTGCCCTCATTGATTATAAATTGGCGGTGGCAATCATGCTTTTCTTGCGTCCAGATTGCAGCGATTGAGCTTTTGATGTGGTCAAAGTGTTGTTGCGTTATTTTCATTGTATTGTCCCTCTTTACAGATTGAGCGCTAATGCAGCGCCAATGATAAGCCCGGCGGCAAGGCCAAGGCTAACTTGAGTTAGGATTGCCTTGACTTGCTGGCGGACTTGCTTTGCTTGGCGGCGTGTCATGCTATCAATGCCTCCATTGTTGTATCCTCTGCAAAGTCAACAAGCCCGGTGATATATGATTGGGGAACAGTGCGTCCTATATCTTTGCCGCCAAGATACTTGTTGATGTGCTTTGACGTTGTGGCGCTAAACTTTTGTTCTGTACGAAATGCGCCCTTGTCATCCCATCCAGCAACCGGAGTTTGATAAGAGAAAAGAATGGACATGCCCAAGATCTGCAGCTCTGTCATGTTTGATGCGATTGGCTTGATTTGCATTTGATTGTCTCCATGTTTGTTTGTGTTGTGCTTACTGTATATGTGAAGCATATGCTCCGCGCAATAGTGACGTTACGTCACAAACTGACTTACCTTCACGCAACACATCGCAACACCGCAGCGCAGAGGCGCGCCCGCGTAGCAGATGTGGCTCAATAGTGTCAAGAATGTGGCAACAATGTGGCACAAGTGTGTCGCACAGTGCTTAACATGTTAAACAAGTGTTCGCTTATATTCAGGATCGTGAATGTCAAATGCCCCCCCCGGTCAAGAATTTGCGGGGTAGTGTTATTATTATACAATTCACACACACGGGAGCCACCCCCCCGTACCCCCTTGCCAATCATATGCTACACAGCGTAAAATTATAAAAAATGGGAGTTTATCAAATGGCAGGCAAGGCGTTACAAAAGCGAATACTGTCCGATGTCACCAAGCAAGGCGGCGCAGAGTATCTGTTTGAATATTTTTCTTCTGGCGGCACAATGGCGCAGCTTGCGGCGCATTATGAGTGCAGCCGGGGTTATGTCAGCACGGCACTGCACAAAATCCCTGAGTATTCCGAGGTGATAAACAAGGCTCGGCAGGAGGCAGCTGACGCGTTGGTTGAGCAGGGCTTGGAGATGGTTGACGCGTTAGACGGCGGCAGCTCCACGCAGGAGATTGCTGCAACGCGTGAGAAGGTGCAGTGGCGCAAGTTTATGGCTGGCTCGTATAATCAGGAGCGTTACGGCAATCGGCCTCAGACCAATGTTACGATTAGCGTGAGCGACATGCACTTGGACGCGCTGCGCAAGGTTAATGCTGACTTGGCTCAGATTGACGCCGAGGATCGCCAGCGTGAGGCGATGTCTATTGACGCGGATTACAAGGATGTCACAGATGAGTGAAGCTAACCCGTTAGAAGAGTTTGTGCTGCGTTACCGCGATGACCCTGCGTTGTTTGTGCAGGAGGTGCTGGGCGCTACTCCGCACGATTATCAGGCTGAGTTCCTGCGGGCTGTTGCGGACGGTGAGCGCAAGGTGAGCATTCGCAGTGGCCACGGCACGGGTAAGTCTACATCGGCCAGCTGGATTATGCTTTGGTTTGTTTTGCTGCGTTTTCCGAACAAGGTTGTTGTTACAGCGCCGACCAGTGGCCAGCTGTTTGATGCGTTGTTTGCGGAGCTAAAGCGCTGGATTAATGAGTTGCCGCCGCAGTTGAAGGTTTTGCTTACTGTTAAGTCTGACAGGGTTGAGTTGAACGCGGCCCCGAGCGAGGCTTTTATTTCGGCTAGGACAAGCCGTGCGGAGACGCCGGAAGCGTTGGCTGGGGTTCACTCGGAGAATGTGCTGTTGGTTGTGGACGAGGCTTCTGGTGTGCCTGAGAAGGTGTTTGAGGCTGCCGCTGGCTCTATGTCCGGCCACGCTGCAACCACGATTTTGCTGAGCAACCCGACGCGTTCATCTGGCACGTTTTACGAGAGCCAGACGCGGATGGCTGACAGCTGGTGGACACGGCGTTGGTCGTGCATAGATAGCCCGCTTGTGTCTGACGAGTTTGTTGACGAGATGCGCGCAAGGTACGGCGAGGAAAGCAATGCTTTTCGCATTCGTGTGCTTGGCGAGTTTCCTATGGCGGATGACGACACGATCATTCCGTTTCACTTGGTTGAGAGTGCGATACATCGTGACATTGAGGCAACACCTGACGTTAAGCCAATTTGGGGTTTAGACGTTGCGCGCTTTGGCACGGACAAAACGGCTTTGTGCAAGCGTTATGGCAATGTTGTGACTGAGATTACCAGCTGGCAGGGCTTGGATTTAATGCAGACAGTTGGCCGCGTTATGGCCGAATACGAAGGCTTGCCGCCTTCTATGCGGCCTAGCGAGATACTAGTTGATAGTATTGGCGTTGGCGGCGGTGTGGTTGACAGGCTGCGCGAGCTTGGCGCGCCAGTCAGAGGGATTAATGTTGGCGAGGCTCCGGCCATGGGCAAGACCCACATGAACCTGCGCAGTGAATTGTGGTTCAAAACAAAAGGTTGGCTTGAGGATCGGTCATGCAAGCTGCCGAAGGACGACCAGCTGCTCGCGGAGCTGACTGCGATACGTTACTCGTTCACATCGTCAGGCAAGATGAAGGCTGAGAGTAAGGATGAGATGCGCAAGCGTGGGTTAAAATCGCCTGACCTTGCGGATGCGCTCTGTCTGACAATGGCCAGCGATGCTGCAACTGCATTGTCTGGTGCAATGTCAAGTTGGAAGCAAACTATTAAACGCAATTTGAAAGGTATTGCATGAAGCCAGTTCCGTTCCACAAGCTGTCACCTAAGATGAAAAATATCCGCATGAACCAGTGGATTAAATCATACATTGGTCGAGGTTTAAGTTTGGAGGACGCTCAGCACGCAGCAAGGTGGCGCGCTGGGCATTGGAAGCTAAATGCGCGTATGGAGAAGGTTCTAGCGGACATTGAAGATGTGTGATATGCAGCTTGCGTGGTATTATCAGATAAACTGTGCTAATGTGCAGAAAAGCTAGAGGATGATGACATGAAACCATGTAAAGGTTGCCCCACCCCCGCAGCATGTAAACGTGCTGGCAAATGCCTTGCTAAAAAATACGGGAAGTAAGTTATGGGTATTTTTGATTTCTTAGGCGATTTATCGTCAAAGCGTAGCAGGGAGCTTGGCCTCGGCGGCTTGCAGTCTTTGCTTGGTACGCGCGGTGCAGCGCAGGCTGGCGCAATTGGCGATGAGATGATTGGCATTACGAACCAAGATAGTTTGCCGGGTTACTTTAATGAGCAGACGCGCGAGTATGTGCCTTGGTACGTTGATCTGTTTGACGGCGGTGGATTAAACGCTGCTGGCAGTGTGGCAGAGCAAGAGGCTGCGCAGTCTAAGGCTGCGGCTGCGGGTGCTATGCCCGGCGGCGCTCCCGTTCAGTCTCCCGGTTTGCTTCAAACTCGTTTAGGCAATCAGCTTTCTGATATGGAAATGGCAAACCGTAATCGTGCCGCACAGATGCCACCGGGTTTAGGTAGTCAGCTTTCTGATATGGAAATGGCAAACCGTAATCGCGCTGCACAGATGGCACCGAGTTTAGGTAGTCAGCTTTCTGATATGGAAATGGCAAACCGTAATCGTGTTGCACAGATGACGCCGGGTTTAGGTGGTCAACTTTCTGATATGGAAATGGCAAACCGTAATCGTGTTGCACAGATGACGCCGGGTTTAGGTGGTCAACTTTCTGATATGGAAATGGCGAACCGTAATCGTGTTGCAGGGCCTCGCGAGTCCACGTTAAACACTTTGCGTGAAAATGTTTATAGCGTTGGCCCAATTGATGCTTACAGAAACGCGCTTAACAATCGACCAGATATTCCGCTCACTCAGCCTTTTGCGGGCAGAGATGACACACCTCGTTTGAGCGAAATGCAAACTCCCATGATGCAACACCCTGCGTTTCCGCAATTTGTTGATATTATGAAAAAAATGGGAAACGAGTCTGCAATTCAAGACCCAGCACAAGCGCAAATGATTTTCAATAATTACCTTAAGCAAATAGGTTATAATTAATGGCAATCACAACTTACGCAGAGCTAAAGTCTAGCATCGCCAACTGGCTTAACCGCGACGACCTTACAGCGGTTATTCCTGATTTTATTAGTTTGGCGGAAGCTGGCATTAATCGTGACTTGCGGCATTACAAGATGGTCAACCGCGTTGATGCTACGCTGGACAGCCGCTATGTGCAGATGCCTGCTGATTGGATTGAAACTGTACGCTTTGGCATTACATCTGGCACAACGTATCGCCTTGAGTTAATTTCGCGCGATGACATGCTTGAGTATCGTGAGCGCAACTCTGACATTGCGGGTCGTCCGCGTTTTTACGCAAACATTGGCGATACGATTGAGGTGTTTCCAACGCCTGATGGCGAGTACACAATGCAGCTCCAGTATTACGCAAAGACGCCTGAATTGAGCGACAGCAATGCTGACAACTGGCTGCTGCGCGATGCGCCTGACGTTTACTTGTATGGCGCGTTAATTCAGTCTGCGCCTTACTTGAATGACGACGCCCGCGCTGAGACTTGGGCTGCGCTTTATTCAGCTGCAATTCAATCGTTGCAAAGGGCGTCAGATGACACTCGATTTGCTGGTTCTGGCATCCGTATGCGCGTGACTAGCTATTAGGCTGAAACTGGTGTATAACCGCCACAGATATATCTAACGGAGAAATCCATGTCACTAACAAATGCTTTTGAGACAAGTACACTTCAGTATTTGTTGACAACTGGTAGCGTAACCCGCCCGACAGCTTGGTATGTCGGCTTGTTTACATCTGACCCAACTGACACTGGCACTGCTGGCACTGAGGTGTCTGGCTCTGGCTATGCTCGCGTTTCGGCTACATTCAGTGTCACTGGCGACACGGCGTCGAACACAGCGTCGATTGAGTTTCCAGCGGCCAGCGGTGGCAACTGGGGTACAATCGGATGGATCGGCATCATGGACGCGTCTTCTGGCGGTAACATGATTATCCATTCTGCGCTTGACACTGCCAAAGCCATCAACGATGGCGATGTGTTCCGCATCCCAACTGGCGATCTTGATATTACGGCAAGCTAATGGCCTTGCGCTCCACATATAACTCAGGGGTTTTTAACTCTGGGTTATACGGCGAGCCTGAGACGACGCAGGGCGCTGTTTCTGCGTCTATTGGCGTTTCTGCATCTGCGTCTGCTGTTACGATTGTTGACGCGTTATCGTCTGCGTCCATTGCGTTTGTTGCGTCACAACCTACGGGTGTTCGCATTGTTGACGCGTCGGCCAGCATAAGTCTTGGCGGCATTGCGAACGTATCTGCTATTACATACGAGGTTATCCCCGGTTTTCGTCCGGGTTACGGTCTTAACACTTATGGCTCGTATATTTACGGCGAGAACCGCAGCACGGAAGATGCCAGCGCAACTGCAAGCATTGCATTTTCTGTGAGCGTTGCTGGCGGGATTACGCGCAATGTTTCGTCGTCAACTTCGATTGATTTTGCGTTTACATCTAATGGCGTAATTGACGTAGTTGCCTCTTCTAGCGCAGCTATTTCAATTTCTTCCGATATAGGTTATATCAGGGTAAGAAATGTTGCGGTTTCCGATGATATTGCGTTTACGCCTGTAGTAAATGCAAGATATAAGTGGGAAGACGCACCTGACCCGACAACTATATGGACAGACGCATCTGATCCATCAACGACTTGGACAGAAGCAGACTACTTAGAGAGGGCCGCGTAATGCCTACCACAACGACAAATTATTCTTGGAATAAACCAACCGTAGGCGGCGATGAAGACGCTTGGGGTGGTTATCTAAACGGCAACTGGGACGACCTTGACACGACATTAAAGACCGTCGAAGACAAGGCAGACGCAGCGGCTTCAACAGGTAAAGCCATCGCAATGGCAATTGTATTCGGTTAATAGGAGAAAACCATGGCCGCCCCAAACGTAGTAAATGTCGCCACAATCACCGCCAAGTCGGCGCTGGTGGCTTTGTCTTCAACCTCGCAAACAACGCTGGTCAGCAACGCTGCATCATCGGGCAAGGTGTTTAAGATCAACATGATCCAAGTCGCAAACGTCGATGGCACAAACGCCGCTGATGTTACGATTGACGTACACAGCGCCGCTGCTGGCGGTGGCACAGCCTACTCGCTGGTTGCAACTGCATCGGTTCCTGCTGACGCTTCCTTGATTGCTGTTGATAAGAACACAGCGTTGTATCTCGAAGAAGACAAGTCGATCACAGCGACTGCTAGTGCAGCCAACGACCTCGAAGTCATCGTGAGCTACGAAGAAATCTCGTAAGGAGAGCCGCCATGCGTTTGATCGGCAATGTAGAGAAAGACGCTCAGGTAAGGGCGGTGGCTTCTGGTGCTTTGTCCACTGGTGATACTGTCGTTGTGAACAGCGATGGGACGGTGAGTGTTCCTGCTCCGTCAATAGTAGATACAACCATTTTTAACAACGCACAGACTGAGTTTATTGCGGCTACTTTTGACTCTAATAGTAACAAAATAGTTATTGCCTATAGGGATGCTGGTAACTCTGGTTACGGCACGGCTGTTGTCGGAACAATAGCAAGCGGTGCAATAACTTTTGGCTCAGAAGTAGTTTTCTACTCAGGTGATGCAAATTATGTTTCAATTAACTTTGACTCTAATAGTAATAAGGTAGTTGTGTGCTACACTGATGTTCAGGATGGTACTGACCATGGTAAGGCTATTGTAGGAACGGTATCTGGTACGTCTATAACTTTTGGCTCTGCGTCCACGTTTAATAGCGGTACTACTTTCTATGCAGATTCAACCTTTGACTCTAATAGTAACAAGGTTGTTATTACTTACAGAGATGCAGGTAATTCTAATTACGGCACGGCTATTGTAGGAACGGTATCTGGCACAAGCATAAGTTTTGGTACTGAAGTAGTTTTTAGTAGTGTTAGGACTGACCACGGCAAATGTAGCTTTGATAGTAATGCAAACAAAGTTGTCGTTATTTACGAGATAGGAAATGCAAGTGGTAGGGCTATTGTAGGAACGGTATCTGGAACAGGAATCAGTTTTGGCACTGAAGCTACATTTGTTAGTAACAATACAAACAGTATGGCTATTTCTTTTGATACAACTGCCAATAAGTTTGCTATTTTTTATAGAGATGTCGGAAACAGTAATGATGGCAGATGTCGAGTTGCAACTATTTCTGGAACGGACATAACTTTTGGTACTGAAGCAGTTTTTTACACAGATGATAGTGTGAATAATTTAAACAGTATCTATAATCCTGATGCTAATGTAACTTCAGTTGTCTACACTGACGGGTCTGGGGGTGTTGGCACACTTCAGAATGGTACAATCAGTGGAACTGATATTTCTTTTGGTGCGCAGCTTCGCATTAGAGATGGTGGCAGCGTTGACTATGGGTTAGAGTTTGGTTTAGCCTATGACACAAACTCAAACCTTACTTGTATTGGCTATGGTTCAGCGACAAGTGCTGAAATAGGTACTGCTACACTTTACAATTCAACAGCAAGTGTTCTTACCTCTGAGAACTTCCTTGGCTTCGCTGCCCACACATACGCTGACACGCAGAGCGCCTTGGTCAACTCGACCTGCACAGTGGACCGCAACCAGAGCGGTTTAACTGCGGGTCAGACTTACTATGTTCAAACGGATGGCTCTCTAGGCACAACGGCGGGTGATCCGTCTGTCGTGGCTGGCACTGCCATCTCCTCTACTGAAATCATCGTGAAAGGTTAAACTGATGAAGACTATCGTTGAAACATCCAGCGGCTTGAGCAAGTACCTTCTTGCTGATGACGTGACCATTACTGCCACGGCAGACAACATCACAGTGGGTGATCCTGCTCAGTTCATCATTGGTGACTTGAACAGCACCACAGTGACCGTCACTGACAACGTGACCAACGCCCCTGCGGATTGGACTGGTAACAAGTATTTCTTTGACGGCACTACATGGACGTTGAACCCTGACTGGGTAGACCCAACTCTCGACGAGGAATAATTATATGCGTATCATTGGAAACGATCCAAGCACTCCAAGACAAGCACAGATTGTCGCCAGTGGTACGCTGTCCACGGGGGATGCTGTTGTAGTTAATGCAGATGGGACTGTTAGTGTTGTAGCTATAAGTAGCGGCAATCAGGCACTGGGCAGCGCCACTGTTTTTGAAGGCAACGCAACTTATCTTTCGTCAGCATACGATGCTAACGCTCAAAAAGTTGTTGTGGCATACAGAGACAACGGAAATTCAGATTATGGGACTGCTATTGTTGGCACTGTAAGCGGTACATCAATTAGTTTTGGAACCGCTGTTGTTTTTGAATCTGCGGGAGTAAGACATTGCTCTATTGCTTATGACGCCAATACACAAAAAGTTGTCATAGCGTATAGAGATGACGGTAATTCAAGCAGAGGCACGGCAATTGTTGGCACAGTGAGCGGCACGTCTATTAGCTTCGGTACTCCCGTTGTTTTTGACTCTGTGGGTTATTCTGATCACTACGCCATAACTTACGACTCAAACGCTCAAAAGGTGGTTGTGGTTTACCGAGATTCGGGAGGTACAAACAGAGGTTATGCTTATGTTGGAACTGTCAGCGGTACATCTATTAGTTTTGGCTCTGTAGGTACATACACTACTAATAGCACTCTATATATGTCAGCTACGTTTGACAGCAATTCAAACAAGGTGGTAATTGCCTACAATGACAATGGCAATTCTCAAAAAGGCACTGCCGTTGTAGGCACTGTAAGCGGAACAAGTATAAGTTTTGGAACGCCTGTTGTTTTTGAAGAAGGGTTGACCGTATACATAGGCGCTACATTCGACAGTAATTCAAACAAAGTTGTCATATCGTATAAAGATGAAGGCAACTCAAATTACGGCACAGCTATAGTTGGAACTGTAAGTGGCACATCTATCAGCTTCGGAACTTCCGTTGTGTTCCAATCATCCGCAACAAATTGGACTTCGGCGGCTTATGACGCTAACGCTCAAAAAACTATTATATCGTATCAGGACCAAACTGATCCTAAGTACGGTAAACTTATAGTCGGCACGGTTAGCGGCACTTCTATAAGTTTTGGCAGCGCCGTTACTTTTGTAAGTTCCTCTGAGATACAGTATACGTCTTCTACTTATGATTCAGACGCTCAAAAGGTAGTCGTGTTTTACAGAGACCCGGGCAACAGTGATGCTGGTACATCTGTTGTTTTTCAAGCGGCATACAGTAATGCCAACCTCACCGCCGAGAACTACATCGGCACAGCCGCCACAGGCGCACCCAGTGGCACTGGTGCAAAGATCAACCTCAAGGGCGCTGTAGACGAGAACCAATCTGGCCTGACCGCAGGTCAAAGCTACTACGTCCAGACAGACGGAACACTCGGCACCACGCCAGCAGACCCAAGCGTATTCGCAGGGACAGCCGTGGCTGCAAACAAACTGATCGTGAAGGGATAAGACATGGCGCTCGATACCATTCCAAAGCAAGAGGGCGGTAAGCTCAAGGCCGTTGCATCTGGGACACTTCCGAGCGGTGTTCCTGTTGTTGTGAATAGCGATGGGACTGTGGGTGTTGTTGGATCAAACACCATCACAGGTTCTGCTGGAACCCCTGCTGTTTTTGAAACAGGTGGGGTAAATACTCCTGATGTTGCTTTTTCTACCGCAGCGGGAAAATTATTGTTTGCATATTTCGA